CACCGTCCGCTGGTCGGCCGGCTACGGGGCGTCTGGGTCCAGCGTGCCGGGGATCCTCAAGCATCTGATTCTGCTGCTCGTCGCCCACTGGTACGAAGCCCGTCAGCCGGTGGCCGCAGGCGGCCAGATGCCCATCCCGAACACCTTTGACACCCTGCTGGCGGCGTCCGGCTGGGGCGGATACCGATGACACTGACGGCGCAAGTCACCGGCAGCATCGCGGCTCGGATCGACGAGTCCCGCGGACTGACGAGCGCCGTGTCGGAGTATCCACTGTCGTTTTTCTTCGACGTTGGAGACTGCACGAAGGTCTGGAGCGATAGGCGGCAGTTCTCCGGAGGCTACGACGAAGTCGATTTCGCCCAAATTGGCCTCGGCACGGTCAAACTCCTGTGCATCAAGAACCTGTCGGCCACGAACCAGATCGCGCTGTCGGCCGGCTGGACCGGGGCGCAGTTCAGCGTGTTTCGCCAAGACAGCACTTCATGGAACTTCTCGCCGATGATCAACCTCGGCTCGCTCACGCTCCGCGGCTACCCGATCCGCGAGGGCGGGGCGTTCCTCCTGTCCTGCCCGAACTCGTCCGGCTTCGGGGCGACGGCCGGCGGGAGCATCCTTCGCATCGGCGGCACCAGCGGACAGCAGTACGAAATCTACGTTATGGGGACTTGAACCATGGCTTTTAACGCCCAGATCTCGCTTTCCCTTGTCGCCCACGAATCGTCGGCTGGCGACCTGTCCCGCACACTGCGAGTGACGCCGGCGAACTACGCCGCCTCCATGACAGAAGGCACCGCGGCCAATCAGGCGCAGGTGGCGTGGAGCGACGCGCGGACGATTGCCGGAGCGTCCGAGACGCTAAACCTGTCAGCCCTGCCGGACACACGCGACGGGGCGGCCGCCACCGTCTCCCTGACGGCCGTCAAGGCGTGGTTCGTTCGCAATTCGGGAACTGCGACCCTGACGCTCTCTGGCGGGCCGTTCGGCGGGCAGAGCGTGGCGGCCGGGGCCGCCGCAGCCCAGTGCGACCCGTCCGCGGCCGGCATGGCGGCGACCGGCGTGACCGTGACCGGCTCGGCCTACGAAATCGTCCTCATTGGCGAAGGGTCGGTGTCATGAACATCGGCAAAATGCGCGAGCGGGTGACGATTCAGACCCCTTCAGAGGTCCGGACGCCGGTTGGCGAAACGACGCTGACATGGGGGGCGCTGGCGACTGTGTGGGCCAGCGTGGACGGCCTTTCGACGCGGGACATCCTCCAGGCCCAGCAGGCGAACCTTGTGGCAACCCACCGGATCCGGATCCGCTACAGGGCCGATGTCACGCATACTCAGCGCATCATCTGGCGCGGCCGTACCATGGAGATAGCGAGCGTCGTCGAGCGAGACAACCGCACCGCCCTTGAGATCCTTGCCAGAGAGGTTCAGTGATGTCGCTGGCACGCGTAGACACGTTCATTCGCGTTGGCGTCACTGGCGCACAGCCGCTGATCGACACGCTGGAGAACATCGCCGGAGCGCTCGCTGCCGGGGACGCGCTGGAGCGGATTCTGCGGCGGGCGGCGCGGCCAATCGTGAACACATACCGGGCGGCCGCCCTGCGGCACGACGCCACCGGCAACCTTGCCGCCAGCACGACAAGCAAGACGAAGACGTACCGCCCCGGCGTGTCGGTGGCGATTGCCGGCCCGCGGCACACCGGAAGCCAGGGTGCGACTGGCGATCAGCCGAGCGGGAATCACAGTTGGCTCGTCGAGTTCGGAAGCAATGGCCGGCGCAGGCCGTCAAGCCGAGGGACGCGCAAGACGTATGTCAACGTCCACCAGATGATCAACCGCCGCATGACCGCCGTCGCGCGACTTGAGGACAGCGACGACTTTGCGAAACGCGCTCGCGGGTACTACTTCCTCATGTCGTCGTGGAAGGAGCCGACGCGGCAGGCTCGGGCCGGCAAGGGCTACACGCACGACTTCCTGCCAAACGGCGGCGTGTTCACGGTCCACCCGGGCGAGGACTACGGGGCCATGCCGGGCTACCACCTCATGGAAAACACGATCAACGCCCGCAGGACCGAAGTGCAGGGCATCATCCGAAACGGCCTCATCACGGCCATCAACGACTCCATCGCAAGGGCGCTCTGATGCTCCTCCTGCCAGAAAAGCACATCTACGCGAAACTGACCTCGGACCCGGCCGTGGCCCGGCTGGTCGGCTTCCAGATCTACCCAATCGCCGTCCCCAAGGGGGCGACGATGCCGTTTGTGATCTACAAGCGGGCCAACGTCAGGCGGGAGGGGACGCTCTCCAACACCCCGCTCTTCATGCCGGAGGTCTCCCTTCAGATCGCCTCATGGGCGCTGACCTACGAGGGGGCCAAGGAATTGGCCGACTCCGTCCGGCTGGCCTTGGATGGACACACTGGCACGCTACTGGGCATTACAATACACGATATGAGGCTTGTCTCCGAGGTGGACGACTTCCTCGACCCCACGGCGGTTGGGGCGCAACTGCCGCCAGCATACGAAGTCAGGCAACTGTTTCAGGTTCGCTGGTCTGAGGCGACTGGCTAACACAATCGCGCAGGGAGGCGCACACCATGGGTACGTCGGCACAGGGACTTACGTTCACGTTTGGTGGCAGCAACGTCACCGTCACCTCCGTTCAGGTCAATGACACGCAAGATCTCCTCGACGCGACGCACCTTGGTATCGCCCCGAACGGCAAGCGCGTGTTCGTCGGCGGGTTCGCGACCAACCGTGAAGTCCAGATCGACTACATCAACACCACGATCCTGTCTGCCGGAGCGTCCGGCGCCCTGTCGATCTCCGGCCCCATGTCGTTCAGTGGCAACGCGACTGTTTCCAACGCGTCCATCGGCGGCTCGGTCGGCGACTTCATTCGGGGTTCCGCGACCTTCCGCCTCGCCTGACGGACGGAGGTCCGATGGGACTCTCCGCCCACGGGGCCACATTCACGTTCGTCGGCTCGCTCAACAACGTACAGAGGTCGTTCCAGGCCACGATTGTCGGTCTGTCTGTAGAGACGCCGACAGCCGAGATCGTGGACATGACTTCGGTTACGGATCCGCCAGGGTCGGGCGTTCTTGTGCCGACCGGCGAATGGATCGGCGGGACCGTGTCCGTCGATTACCTCGCCACGCAGGCGACTGGGGACATCCAGTTGCTCGTCAGGTCTATCGGGCCGCTGACGTTTGCGTCACCCGGCATGTCGATCACAAGGCGAGTGATTCTTGAGTCAGCAAGCATGGAGGCCCGCGTTGGAGAGTTGGTGCGCGGGTCGGCCACTTTTCGTGTCACCGACTACTATGGAACCTAAGACATGGCTCTGAGCAAGGCGAAGATTCTGGCGGCGAAGGACGTTCGGCTGAGTGACCCCCTCAAGGTCCCAGAGTGGGGCGGCGAGGTGTACGTCAAGACGCTCTCCGGACTGGAGCGCGACGCGTTTGAGGAGTCCTACGCCGAGCAGAAGATGAAGTCGTTCCGCGTCCGGTTCCTCATCCTGACGCTGTGCGACGACTCCGGCGAGCGGCTGTTCGCCGATGCCGACACGGAACTCCTCGGCAAGAAGTCCAGCGTTGTCATCAATCGCCTCTTTGAGAAGGCGTGGAGCCACAACGCCCTGACCTCGGAGGCTGTGGAAAGCCTGGGAAAAGATTCGTTGACCGCCCAGAGCGGAGGTTCTACTTCCGCCTAGCGCTGGCGCTGGGCATGACGGTGAAAAGGCTGCTGACGGAGTGCGATTCGGAGGAGTTGAGCGAGTGGTACGCGTTCGATCAGCGCTGGCCTCTGCCTGACCAATGGTGGCAGACGGCCCGGCTGTGTCGGACGATTATGGCCGCGAGCGGCAACTACAAGCGGGTGCCGGAGGAGAACATCTTCATTCCGTCGCAGGTGAAGCCTCACCAGACGGCGGAAGAGATGTTCTCCGAACTGCAGAAACTTCAAGGATGATCCATGGCGCTGCTCGGGAAAATCTCGGCCGTCCTGACTGCGAACACGCAGGACTTCACGCGCCGGATCGGCGAGTCGCGGCGTGAACTGCAGGATTTTGCCCGGCAGGCCCGCGGGGTTCAGTTCAACCTCAACACCCGCGCGCTCGACGGCACGCTGACACAACTGCAGCGGTTTCAGCGGCTGTTGCGGCAGATCGAAGACCTGCGCTCCAGAGGCATCGACGCCGGCCTGCCGGACCCGCGGAGGCTGCGCGACCAGTTCCGCGTATTTGAGGACATCGGCAAGCCGCTGACAGCCCTCAAGAACCAGATCGAGGGGTTCTCAACATCCGTTCAGGCAAGCCTGTACCCGGCTTTGTCTGGGCTGCAGAACGAATTTCAGAGGCTTTTCGCGGAGATTGATGCCGGAACTACGACCCTCGACGCTTCCGGCCAGCGAATCGACGCCCTACGGCGTGGCCTTGTTGCTCTCGGCAGGGCGACTGCCATATCCGCGGACTTCAAGAAACTGGCCGAATCGCTTGAGGCGAAGAACGCTGGTGCGGACTTCTTCAATCCGCGGGCAAAGGAGTCGCTGACAGCAGCCCTTGCTCTGCGAAAGAAGGCGGCCGAAATACCGGCCCGGCTGCGGAGCGACGTTTTCGCAGACCTCGCCGTCACCTCCGAGAGGAATGCGGCGCTGATTGAGCGGGCGGCGGCGAGGGTCGTGGCGGCGCAGGTTCGGATTGCCAGAGAGGGGGAAACCTCCGAAACGCTCACGGCGCGCGGCGTGGCCCAGCAGCGGCTCGATGCGCTGGTGCGGATCCAAGAAGCGACCAATATGTCGTTTCAGAGGGAGATTTCGTCGGCCGAAATCAAGCAGATCATCTCGCCAGACGCAGTGTCGCGCGTCGATCAACTGACAGACAAGTTTGGGGCTCTGTCTGCGAGACTTCGCGAGGGCGGCGACCAGAGGTTCGACGGGCTGATTGCCTCGGTCGGGCGGGTTATCGAGCAACTCAACCGCACAGAGGGTTCGGCAAAGAAGGCGAAACTCGCCATCGCGGCACTTGCTGGCGCGGACGCGACCAAGGCTTTCAACGCGTCTCGGTTTGATTCCGCAGACAAACTGATTCGCTCTGAATCAGAGCGCACGATCGACAAGATCAGACGTGACGCCCAAACGCAGCGTAACAACATCATCGGCGACAGGCCGCAACTTGGAAGGCGCCGCAGTGCGGCCGTCGAAGGCGTAAACCTTCAGGAAAACATCGCCCTTGCTGGCGAGGAGTTCAACCGCACCGCAGCCGAGAGAGTCGGAGACCTGTCTTCGCGGACTAAAACCCTCAAGGACGCCGGACTCGCTGCAGAACTCGACAAGATCAGAAACCTCGCAGTCGATGTCAATGGCACGCTGAAGCGAGCGTTCGACGCCAAAGATACGAAGGCCGGAGAGCAGGCGCTCGATGACTACAGAAGCAAGTTCCCTAAACTCGTTGAAGAAATCGACAAGTTTGAGAAGAAACTCAAGTCATCCGAGACGGCGAAAAAGCGGTTTGAGCAGTTTCTGACACTCTCAGGAAGCCGGAGCGACAAACTCGGCGCAGACCTTGAGCGCGCAGCCAGCGACATAACCGTTGCGAGGCAGTTTGCCGGCAACTTTGGCGCTGGAAACATCGCTGGCCGCAGGAATGTCGCCACCGAGATCGAGAAGCAGATTGGCGTGTATCAGAGACTTGCTGAACTTCAGCAGCGAATCTTTGACAAGGACTTCAAGAACGAAGGCGCCAAACTAAAGGCTATCCAGAAGGTCTCTGAGGCAGTTGTGCAGCAGAGGCAAATCCTGAAAGACACAGTCGTCAACAACAGCGGCGGGCTTGTAAACGCCCAGCAGTTCGACACTGCAGCCGACAAAGCGGCAAAGAATGCCGGGTCGTTCGGCGTGAGAGGCGCCGCCGTGGCGCAACTGGCGTTTCAGCAAGGGCTGTTCGCCATTGACGACCTAATTTCTTCAACAGGTGGACTTGAATACAAACTGCGCGCCGTCGGCAACAACATCACGCAGTTGGGGCTTTTGCTAGGGCAGTCTGGCGTGATCCCCGGCCTCACGGCAACGACAGGTTTGTTTGTCGGCCTGTCTGTCGTTCTCGGCGGGCAGGCGCTGTCCACGATTCTTCGATGGGCCACTGGAGCCGAGGAGGCAGACGCACGGGCGAAAGCGCTGAACGACTCGCTCGCGAGGCAGAAGTCGCTCGTCGAAAGCCTTGTGCAGGCGTTTGGATCGCTCGGCGATTCGATTGCCGGAAAGGGGTTTTCTTCTGCGGGCCAGTCGGCGCGGGCGTTCAGGAAAGAACTCTCTGAAATTGACA